AGCAAATGTTGTAGATGCTAGTATAAATCAATTAGCAAATGTTGTAGATGCTAGTATAAATCAATTAGCAAATGTTGTAGATGCTAGTATAAATCAATTAGCAAATGTTGTAGATGCTAGTATAAATAATCTGTCTTATTCATTATATGTTAATGATATAAGTCAAACTTTTTATGAAATAGTAACACAACAGCCATATAAGTTTAAAAAAAATGACATTAGCATTAATAGTTCTTCTATTATATTAAGATGGAACTATGACTCTATTATAGCAAAGCATTCAAATAATAATATTGCAAAATTGTCAAATGTATTAAATTATACACAAAATTTACCATTTATAGATAAAATTTATATAGATATTTGTCAAAATAATACATGGATTAATGTAGATATAATAAGTATAAGTGGTGATTATAATATAAATAATTTCAAACATTATATTTTTCAACGCAATAATAACAATCAATATATTAATAATAATATGTCATTTTCTATGCGAGTATATGGTGAAAATTATAGTAATAATTATCCAACTATTGAATCACGTTCGTTAATTTTTTATGATTTAAGTTTTTTGAATGCTAATTCTCCTAATATACCATTATTTATAGAATCTAATGTTCCTTATGTTTCTAATTCTAATGTAAATAATATTACTTTGACTTATTTTAATAGTTTTAGTGACTCTTTAGACTTTAATAGTGTTGCTTATTTAACTAATTATATTATTGATTATAGTTTAAATGCCTCGTTAGCAAGTACTTCGTTAGCAAGTACTTCGTTTGCAAGTACTTCGTTTGCAACAAGTATTAGTGGTAATTTTTCCAATATCATAAATTCAAGTTCTAATTTTTATATAACTCTAACAAATTTAATGAGTGGATCAAACTATAATCATAAAGTTAAAGTAAGAAATAATTTTTCAAATGTATATTCGGATTACACTACATTAAGTGGTTCAAAATATACATTATTGCCCAATGATAATGCTATTGGAACTTCTATCAATATGTCAATTAAAGCACAATGTTATAAATTTATAAGTTCTAGTAATTTAGATAATTCGAGTATACTATATTTTAATATTGCTAATACTGGTCATAGTTTTTTGTTTGATAATTCATCAATTCAAGCATTTCAAATAACTCATCCTTACTTTATTAATCAACAATTAGAAACATATGGATATGGAAAATTTATTGATAATTGTGCCAACTTAGTCACAATAAATTTAACTGTTAATAATGTTGTAAAACATACTATTAATTATGGAGGTTTTAATACTAATACTGATACGATAAATATTAATCCTTATATTTATACTAAAATTGATACAAGTTATGTTTTTATTTTAAATAATAATAATAGTATTGAAGATATTTACAGTCACCCTAACAATATAGGTTTTAGATTAAAAGGATATTTATTATTAAAAGATGAAATAACAAATACTAATATTATAAATTATATTGGCGATCCATCAACCAATCCATATATAATGAATTTTAATTATATACGTAGTGCAAGTGTAGGCAATTCATATAGCATTTATAATACTTATTATATATATATTGATGAATTATTAGGTAATCCAGTAATTTCTAACAATAACAATATTATTGTTATTCAAGATGTCGTATATAATATGGGTGTTGCTAGTATAAAATATTCCAAATTATTATTAGAAAGAGCATATTCCAATATTAATTCGATATATAAATATATTGTACATAATAGAATAATTGCAGATTTTTTATCTACTAATACTATACTAACTTCTTTTAGTGGAGAAAATATTATATTGGCACAGTCAGATATATGTGCCAATGGTATGTATAATTATGATTTATGTTATAATTTTGCTTATCATCAGCAAGTTAAAAATAATTATAGTTTTAATTTATTAGAAAAGGTATATAATTTGAATGGATACACTAGTAGCAATATTTCTTTAACAAGTAAACCTTATTGTGATTATAATAGTTTTGATAGATATAATAATGTTATTATTTCGAGTAAATTAGATTTAACTGCCTTACATATATATGAAATTAGTAATATTGAACTTCTTGGAAGTGATTTAAGTAATATTCAATTGAAACATTATAATAATCATACCAATAATATATTACCTTGTAGTTTATTATATTTAAATTCGTGTTTTAATAATGAATTCGGTTTATATCCAAATAGTAGTGATTTTAGTTATAATAATAATACTAATCTAGACATTTCGTATAATACACATGGTAATACGTCATATAATTTATATGGAACTATGTTAAATAATAATCAAGGTTATAAGTGGATTGTTTTTGAAATATTAAAGAATAATGATATAAGTAATTCTTATTTATTTAATGGCATTAGTTATAATATTATTACAACAACCGATGGCAATAATATTAAATATTTACCTTTAAAAATAATGCTTAAGGATAATAACTTATTTTTACATTCAATAGTTGACAGAATTTTTGATATAACTGATACTAGTGCTCTTATGTTTGGACATGCTACAACAATTACTTATAATAAAAGATATTTTAATATTAAACAAAATTTTAATGGACTTGGTGGCATATGGACACAGAGTAGTAATTCCAGTAATATTACTTATAATAGCACTGCTAATTCTAAAATTTTTGGTTCAAATGTATATAATGAAGGTATTTATTGTCCTATAAATACTTTAAATGATGATTTAACAATATATATTGGTTTAAAAGAGTTAATAGTTTAACTAAAATATTACACTATTGTTTGTTGAAATTTCATTACTTGTATAATTACTTCTAGTTCAAATGTAAATTCTTCGTCTATTGATTGAACTAAGTTTCCAAAATGATCTATTATTTTAATATTAAAATCGGATAATTGAATAGGACCATTATACTTTCTTATATTATTTTTATTATCTATATTATCTAATATTTCATATATATAATAATTATTGAGAGCATTACCTTTATGTGTATTTATTTTTGCTAATATTTTATCACTTGATATGTTATTTTTTAAAAATAACTGATGTGTTTCAATAATAGTACTTATATTTTCTCGAAAGCAAAAAAATATTGGATTATTTAAACTGCAATATGTTTTAGGGGATATTATTTTATAATTATTAGTTATATTATTTGATGTATCAGGATTTTTAGCGAAGTCAAATCCTAAAATTGTTGCCAATGAATATGGTTCGCTATAATTTGAAATAAAATCTATTTCATAATGTTTAAAATTACTACTATAATTAGTATTTGTAAAACTATTACTCAAATCAAAGATACATTGCTTGGTGTTTTTGTTAATTGAAAAACTAAAAGCATTTATAAATTCAGAATTACTTATATCTCTATTATATAAATGTATATCGCTATAATCTAGTATTTGTCCGCTTAAATTAATTGTAAAATTTTTAAATTTATTATTTAAAAAATTTTCCATTTCTGTTGTGTCTTCATAATATCCATTATCTATTGTTAGCGAATATGAAAAATCTATTATATATGAAGTATCAGTAATATTAACATATTTTTTTATTCTAAAAGTATTATTTGCTTTAGAAGTATGTATTAAAAAAGGTTTTTTTATATTTATTGCTGTTAATTTACATTGAATTACATTATTGAGTGAATTTGTTAACTCTACTTTGCAATCCGTTGATAAAGAATTCAAAATATTTTTACCGATTCTAAAAAAAGTATTAAAATACAAACTCTTATATAACTGATATTTTTCTATTATTTGTTCTGTTATTTGTTCTGTTATTTGTTCTGATTCTATATTAGTTGTTTTATATTTTGAATAATCTACGTATGATTCTTTAATATTTTTATTCTTTGTTTCTATTAATTTATTACTATTAATATCATTAGTAGCATCGTTATTAGTATCATCATTAGTAGCATCATTAGAATCATTAAAATCATTATTATCATTAAAATCATTAATATCATTATTATCATCAGTATTATCATCAGTATTATCATCAGTATTATCATGATTAGTATTGTAAGCAATATTATTAATATGACTATGAATAGTGTTAGTTACTTCAATATTATTATTGGCATTGGTATGTAAATAATTATCTAAATTATTATTATTTGATAAATATTTTAATAATTTATCTTGTGCTTCAAAAAAAAAAATTTTTATAGACTCATTATTTTTGAAACTATTTGAGGTTAAGTCATGTATTTTTAATAATATATTTTCTCGTGTAAATTCATCTAATTCTATTAAATTGTATAGTTCGCTTATACTATAATCTTCAATATTAGTATTAAAATAACTTGAATTATTTTGATTTGACATATATTTATAAAATACTATATTTAATGTTATTGAACTATTTTTATATTTTTAATAGTTACAAATCTATTATTATACATATTTATTAAGAACTTAACAAAATTAAATTCTTCATTATTAATTATTTTTTTTGGTAGTTTTTGTATTCCTTGACCTCTTTTGCAATGATTTGCTGATTTAAATAAGTATTCTTCTAGTAAATTAATTACTTCTTTTTCATAATTGTTAAAATGTATTCTATTTATTCTGAAATTTGATTTGTATACGTATCTATTATAGTTGTTCTCTGTATAAATTTTATAATATTTTTTATTTTCTCGTGCACAATTATTTTCAATTATACCTATACCTTCTATAATATTTTTGCTATTATTCATTTCTAATACTATTAATCTTGTATATGGTAAAATATTTTCACTGATTTTAACAGGAGAACCATATATACAACCGATAGCATTGTTATTTTCTATTATCCATTCTCGGTTTTCGTTAAAAGTTATATTATTAAATCGCGTTACACATATTTCCATAGCAAATTGCTAACTATTTTTAGATAAAAATATTATCAATTTTTAGAAGTTTTCAAGTTTTTTAAGTTTTCAAATAATAACATTGAATAATAACTTCATTAATACTTGTATTAACTATTTCCTTTATAATATTGATTTTTTCTTCATTACAATAGTGATGTAATAATATTTTATTTATTGAATATAAGAATTTATATTTATTTATTGATTTGTATAATTCATTATGTTCAATAATATTTTTAGGATTTACTGAGTTTATAATTACATAATTATCCACTAATGATATGTTTAAATTTAAACTATTATTTATAAGTGGCAAAGTAAATTCTATTAAATTTTTATTTTGAATTATAGTTAATTCGCTTACAATTTTTATAACATTTAAGTCTTTTTCTTGAAAAATATCTAATAATATATTTTCAACTAGTCCAGACTTATAGTCTTCGCTATATTTTTCTTTTAATGTTTCTCTAATTTTAGATTTAATATTTTTAATATTTGAAGTATAAAATTCAGTTACTACTTGTATTAAATTACTATCTTCTATTAGCAATATATTATTTAATTTTAAATAATTTTTATATTCTTCTTCTATTATAATAAAAATACATTGTTTAATAGTATCTATAATATTTATTTTTGACATACTATAATAATATGATTAGTATTTATGTTTTATCTTAAATTTATTTTTGATTATAAATTAAAAATACTATATAAATTAAAATACTATATAAATTAAACTTAATATATAAAGTATTTAATAAAATATTTTAAAAAATGAAATATGATAAAATGAAATTTCTTAAGAATTTTAATTATATTATTTTGGATTTTTATTATAGGTCCAAGTATTTTATTTATTTTAATATATTTTTGAATGTAATATTTATAAATTATATATATTATACATTTATAGGAGTTACAAATGATAAGTTAATATTATTATTATCTTATAGTATAAATTTGAATGGGTGTATTATAATTAAATTGATTCAATGGTTGAATAATCATATATCATTTGTAAAAAACGATAAAAAGAAAAATGTTGCTATTACAAAATTATTTTCAAAATATTATGAAAATTGTAGCATTCATAATTTAAAGTATACAAAAAATAAATTTTTTGAAGAATTTGGTTATTCTTTTGATGATATATTTATATTAGATGAAACCTTCTCTATTAAATCTGGTTCTATTGCACAAGTTTATAAGGCATATTTTAAAAATAATAACTTAAGTAATAACTTAAGTAATGATTATAATATCATTAACCCTATTGCTATTAAGGTGGTTCATCCAGAAATAGAATATCAAATGTTATTTCCTATTTATATTATTAACATTTATAAGTTCTTTGTTACTAATTTTACATTTTTTAAAAAATATGATACCATTATTAATTATGATTCATTTTTTTATAATTTGAGAAATCAAATTAATATGGCAAATGAATATAGAAATAATGATTATTTTTATAATAAATATATTAGTAATGATGTTATTGTAATACCTAAACCATTAATAAAAAGTAAAAATTTTTTAATTATGGAATATATTGAGGGCGAGTTTTTAGAAAAAATGGATCTTAGCATTTATAAAAAACAAATTTTGATGTCATTTCTTAGTATTTTTATTAAAGATACTTATATGTTTGGAAAATATATACATTGTGATTTACATGATGCTAACTGGAAAGTCTTAAAAGAAAAAAAGAAGTATTTAAATGATAGTAATGAGGTCGACGATTCATTTATTTATAAAATAATTATATATGATTTTGGTTATATTATAGATAATAATTTAAATGAACATATTAAAAATTTAATTTATTACTTGGATGTAAATAATACTTGTGAAATTGGTAAAATATTATTTGAGCATATAGAAAATTTAAAAATTAAAGACACTACCTCATTAGAATTTTTAAATTATAGAGACAATTTTATTGCTACATTTGTAAAATATAATGAACGTTGTTATCCATATACAGAAAGTAATCTGTTTGCTTGTTATAATTTTTGTCATAGTTATGAATACAAATTGAAGAATAATTTATTGGATCTATTTGTTAGTATTATGTTATTAAATAAATATTTTAATAAATATTTGTTTTCTAATTATAATAATGACGATGATGAGTGTTTTAATGAGAAAAAGTATTATAGCAGTGTTTATAATATAAACTTATTTTATATAAGCATATGTAAAAAGTATGATGTTTTTCATAATGTTAAAGATTTTTTAAATAAAAAATATATAAATAATACATTTTTTATTGGAAAAATCAACTATAATAATAGTCATTTTAATTCATTGATTGAAGATTCATCGAATACAAATAATAATTTTGATATTTAAAAATTATTACATTTAAAACACAGTGAATATGAAAATAGTGGTTTTAATAATTTGTTTGTTTTTAAATCACACAAATTATTATTTGTTCTCCAAATAATCCATCCGGTTCCTTTGCAATATTTACAACAAGTTGCAGTAGCAATTCTTAATTGTTTTTTATTAATATACATATTAATATATTCATTTTCAAAATCATTTTTGCGCATATTATTTACTTTATTACATAAAGTTTTTTTGAAATTATTAAAAATTTGATTATTTGATAAATTTGTTTGTTTTAATAAACTAGTCAATAACATGGTATTACTTCAAATAATTAATATTATTTGAATTATTTCAATTTTTATCGATTTTAATGGTAATATTATTATATAAAAATTGATATTACTTAATAATTATATTTGATTTTAATAATGAAAATTGCCAATAATGATGAATATATTGACTTATTCTTATATGAAATAGATAAATCTATTGCTAGTGGAAATATTATATATATAAAGAATGCTATTATAAATTATAGTAAATATATAGATATATCTTATATTAATTGGGCAAATTCATTGATTTTAGAAATTGTTCTAGAAAAATTAGAATATATCGAATTGTAATATATAAATATATTGTATTTTTATTACTAATATTTATAGTTTAGAAGACTTCTACTATGCATAAGAAACCAATTTAGTCATTATTTAAAATCTCTATTTTTAATAATAAATAATTGTGAACTATATTTCTATAAATATAGAAATATAGAAATATAGAAATATAGAAATATAGAAATATAGAAATATAGAAATATAGAAATATATATATATTATATAATCATAATTATCCAATATGGATGAACTACCTACAAATCAAGAAGTAAAGCAAGCATTTGAAACCAGATTTCGAGATGATTTTAATAAAGCAATAAGTAGTATTGATACAGATAAAGATGTAGCTAAAGCTATACATAATTTGCGAAGTTATATTACTGATGCATTGGAAACAACTTATCCATTTATAATTGATTATATATTAATGAATGTTTTCATAAAAATTATACAAATGTTTAAAATCAACAAATCGGATTCAGTTCCTCATACTCCTGCATTGGGCATGTCAATAAATAGTTATTTAGATATACGCATATCAGATTATAAAATGTCTTTCCTAGAACAAAAGATTATTATGGATAAAGTCATTCTAGAATACACTTCTAGTAATACTATAGCAGAGAATACAAAATTACAATATGAAATGATAGTAATGTTTTATACAAATATCTACTATCCAGTAGCAGTATTGGAGGAATTTCTTTTTCAGTTCGAAACATTTTTAGATATAATGAGAGCAGATATAGATAAATTTAGTAAAAATAATTATGAGACTATTGAAGAAGTAGTTAATACAATTAATACGAATATAAATAATAATGAAGCATTAGTAGGTGGTGGCGTAAAAAGAAGGGCTAGAATTAATCCTTCTGCTCCTGCTCCTGCTTCTGCTCCTGCTGCTGTTGCTGCTCCTCTGTTTTTTCACGGTCGTCGTGTTCCTCCTTCTCGTCCTCTTGGTGATGCTGCTCCTGATGCTGCTGCTGCTGCTGCTGCTCCTCTTGCTGCTCCTGCTGCTGCTGCTCCTCTTGCTGCTCCTGCTGCTGCTGCTGCTGCTGCTGCTGCTGCTGCTGCTGCTGCTGCTCCTCTTGCTGCTCCTAGTATAGATGATATTATTCCTGTTCCTCCTCCTCCTCCTCCTCTTGTTGTTGATCTTCGCGATAATGATGATGATGCTGATGCTCTTCCAGTAGCTGATGCTGATGCTCTTCTTGCTGATGCTCCTCCTGATGCTCTTGATGCTGCTCCTCCTGTTGCTGCTGCTATAGAAGCTAATGTTATTCCTGTTCCTCCTCCACCTCCACCTCCTCTCATTGTTGATGCTCCTAGTGATGATGCTGCACCTCCTCATCATAATATTTTTTCTTATGAAAATATATTCGATTTAAATAGCAATGAATGTGATTATGTTAAATATTCTGGTGTTAATTATTACACTGCTTTAATACATTTTGCTATAAGTAATGCTCTTCAAACATCCGACTCAATTACAAATATAAAAAATCTCTTTAACATACTATTACCTAAAAGTCTCCATGACGACAATTTTAAAAGTATAAAGTTATTTGACCAAGATAATGGTTCGAATTTTATTAATGAATTTGAAGCAAAATTAAAAAAGTTTCCTGAAAAATATATATATAAAACTCAAATCGGCAAATTTATTGAAGCATTAGAGTATGAGGATGCTGCCACAGAAGAAGACATTGACCCTGATGTCGCGGAGCGGATCCAGAGAATACGAGCAGTTTTAGGCGGCAGAGTAAGAACATCGAGAATAAAAAAGCCATTTGTAAGCACTCGTAAAAATAAAAAATAATGATAAAACTGAAACTTCTATAGATAATCAATAAAATGATTGTAATTAAGTACAGAATTATTAATACATATTTCTTCTAATTTAGATAAATTAAAAAAGTTAATTATTAATTTATCTCGTTGTATTTGATTTAAATTTAATAAGCAAGGAAAAGTTTTTATTTTAGTAATATTTGGTAGAAATAAAAAAGCGTACTTTTCTAAATAACGCATTCTATAATTAGTTGTTGAAAAAATAAATAAAGCAAATTTTGTTGAGAGAAATGCCTGTATTTGCTTTAAGTTTTCCAATGAATAATCATTTATAGTTAAAATATAATTATCTCGTGAAGATATACCATATATTCCTAAACTATCTAAGTATGGAAATCCGTGCATTTTATGGGCTAATATTAATTTTGGCATATTTGCATAATGTTGCAAAATATTTGAGCAATTTTTTATTAATATTGGTGATTTTTTTGAGAGATTTGTAGTTTTAATATTTAATATATTAAATATTTCGTCTTTTATTATTGTATTTATGTCTATTATATTTGTGAATGGTTTTCCAAATATAGATTTTTTTGGCGGGCTATTTGATTTATATACTTTTAAATAACCAACTTGCTCAACATAATATAAAAGTTTATTTATAATATTAATTCCGTGTGTTGGAATTGGATAATTTGGTAATAAAATATAATCAATATAAGAGTTATAAATTTTATCGTAAATTGGGATAGATTTCTTTGGGGGGACTTTTCCATAGGTTCCACAAAAAAAACAGGTAGGGGTTTGTGCTTTATACAAAAATTCTTTTTGTGTTTCAGTTGTTGAGAGACAATGTAAATGATTTATTGTAAAATTATTATTTACTAAAATATTATATAATCCTGCTTTATCTGGTTTCATCCATAATGCCGGAATTATTAATGCTAATAGTCCATTTTTTTCCAGTAATACTAAACTTTTTTTAACGAATTCAACATATACTTGTTTTCCATCCTCGGTTTTTTTAAAAGAATTATTTGTTGGAGTTTTTAATGCTCCATTAATGTTATATGGTGGATTGCCTATTATAATATTGAATAGTTTGTTATTATTTAAGACTTCATTAGCATTTAATGAAAGGAAATCTGATTTTATAATATTTGTTTTGTGAGAGAAAAGAGTTTCTAATTTATTAATATGTGGAATATATATTTCACACATGTAGATCATATTTTCTAATATGTGTGCTTTTCGTGCTTCATTATTTGGTAGTGCTGTGGATAAATTATTCATTAGGCGATTAAAAAGATTTAAAGAAAATGCTCCATTTCCTGCGCCAATATCTAACCATTTTAATGCCGGATTTTTATAATATTCTAATGGTATTAAATCTAATATTTTGTCAACTAAAGAATTTGGTGTATAAACTATACCATAATTATTTCTATCTTCTTTTGAAATTGACATAAATATAATAATAATAATATATACTAATTATTATTATAAATCATAAAAAAAGATGTAAAACTTTTTGATTTATTGATTCATTGATTTATTGATTTGGATTCATTGTTTCAATATACTTAATAATAAATTGTTCGTTTTTTAACACCGAATCTAATAATGGTTTATAATGCTGTCTAAATATTGCGCGTGATTTGTCTTCTTTGAATTTTGATAATGGAAACCATTGAATTTGTTTTTTCTCAAATAGTCCATTATATTTTGTATCAATCTTGTCTTTTAAGTGGAATTCTGCAAAGTTATTTACATTTGTAAAATACATTGGTAATTTCTTATCATAATTTGTTCTAAAAATATAACTTGTATATCTATCAAAAGTAATTGATAATATCATATTGTGAGTTACAGTTGTTTCAAAATCATTTTCATCTCCTAAAAATCCATTTAATTCTTCACTGCCTTCTCTAATTGCTGTTTTAAATGGTTTTTCGCCTTTATGTGGACTTCCGCCAAAATCACACCATAAATTATTATTTCGTTCTTGTCCTAATAAGAGAAATAGTGTTCCTTTATATAATGCAACAGGTAAAACGCCTGCTCCCATAGTAATTAATTACTTGATACATCTTCAATAATTATAAAAATTAATTTCAATTTTTTTATATAAAAAAAGAAAAAAGAAAAAAGAAAAAAAATTTTATTTTTGTCTTGCTTTGCTTTTTAAGTTGCTTTGCTTTTTAAGTTGCTTTGCTTTTTAAGTTGCTTTGCTTTTTAAGTTGCTTTGCTTTTTAAGTTGCTTTGATACACTTAAAATGGTTTGTTGTCATCATCTTGTTAGTCGCAGCAAATGGAATAATTAATGCTGTTTTGAAAACGTTCTTAACTTCTGCTTTATTAAGAATCTTGTAGTCAGGATTGTCTACTCGCTTATGAGCATTCCTATTTACCAGGAGCGGCCAAAACTTTACTCCATGATACTTAAACTGTGTTTTTGTATTAGGATCCAAAATGTCGTTTTGAAGTTGCTTAGACTCAGTACTAGTAAACCATTCGTCAAAATGGACGAAGGCTTCGCGACGATTTTTAATTTTGTTGAAAACGAAGTCAACACGCATCACTTTTCCAATATTATGCGTCTTGAACATCTTAATAATATATTCCTCGCTTGTGTTGCCAATAATTGGAATATAGAGCGAAAGAACTGACATTTGCTTCGATTAGTTACTATATAACGTGTAATATCTTTAAATAATATTTTATAAAAAATGAAATCAATTTTTTTTATGTATTACAAAAAATTTATTAATTTTAATAATAATAATAATATTATTATTAATATTAATATTAATAAATTCTAAAATTGATATTATAAGTATTAATAATAGGTATTTTTATAAGTAATTAATAAGTAATGAACAATTACAAGCGAAAAAATACTGATTTTATTAATATTTATATACCAATAATGACCAATAAATACAAATTATATGATAGTTATAATAATTCTTTGAACTGTGATAAAATAGTGATTATGGATAATCATATATGTTTTGATGCTCTTATCAATAAAGAAAGCATATGTGCTTTGATTAATTTTATCAATATTATTGTAACCAATAAACATTTATTTGGTGATTTTAAAATTTATTTACACATTAATTGTAAAGGTGGTATTTTTACAGAACTTTCAACTTTTATTAATTTTAAGAAATCATGTGCTCATGAAATTGTATCTATTATTGATAAAGAATGTTATGATAGTGGATTTATTTTGGCATCATTATGTAATTACAGAATTATAAATAAGAATGCGAAAGTATATATGTCTAAATTTATAATTAGTACAAAAGGTGATTATTATTGGAATTATTTTAATCAATGTATTAACACAGAAATAATGGATTTTAATATTGTCTTTTATGATATTTTATGTAATATTATTGACTCTCATCTAACACGTGAAAAATTAGATATTTATTTACAAAAAAATACGCTTATTGTTTGGGATTGTAAAAAATATAAGAAGTTGGGTTTTGCAGATGAAATTATTTAATTATATAAACATTCAAAAGTCATAATAAAACTCCAGTCCATATTGTTTAAACTAAATTGTCTACCGTATTCATCTAATAATTGAATTTTTAATTTATTTATATCTGTGGGGCCAAAATATTCCCTAATATGTTTTTGATTATAATAAATATCTCCAGCATATGCGCCTTGTTTGAATCTTGTTTTTTCTTCCAATAATGATAATATATTAATACGTGTTATAATATTAGGAGCAACTATTGAATCGGAAGCAATAGCAAAATGATTTTGAGAACTGGATTGAAAATCGTCTAGCGCTATATAAATATAGCGTGGATAGTTTATATAAGCTATAGCCGATGAAATACTAACTAAATTAGTTGATGTTAATGTTATTGAGTTGCTTCTAAATCCTAGTTGCCATCCTAATTTTTGATATAAATTATTTGAATAGCAATTACTTGCATTAGTATTTATACTATTTACATTAAAATTTATTCTTATTTTAAATGAACCTAAATAATTATCTGAATTATCATATCTAAAAAAACCATAACCTGATTTTGGTTCAATTGCAAAACTTAGATTAGTTGAAATATTTAGAAAAGCTAAACTTGGATTATAATTAGCACTCATACTTTCAGTAAGAGATAAATCTTTTATTTTATTATTGATTTCGTTTACAATATTAAATCCAATGACTCGTTCAATATTTGGAATCGAGTTCGCTTCATATAAACCTGGACCTAATTCTAGTGTTGCAGAATCTATTTTATTATTATCAGGGTCTAACATTTCAATAGTAAAAACATTATTATTATAATAACTTGAAATATTATGGTATGTAAGTGGTATTTCTATAGAACCAATAGACATAGAGATTGCTCTTGAAACTGTTTCTGGTAATTGTATAGTATAATTATGACTTTGATTGTCTGGTAACTCATAGTTGTGTCTAAAAATACTATCTATTGTATAGATTTTTTTTAGTGTTGATTTATTTGTTTGTTTATATTTTCCTAATATAGATTCATTATTGTTTAATATATAATGGTTTCCATTATATTGTGTAATGCTTTTGTTATTTGTTCCTATTTCTAAATTAGTAATTAATTTATTTTTTATATTATCAAGAAAAATGAATACTTCTGTTTTTTTTGATTCACTAATATTGCTTTTACTTATACTATTTGCTATACTTTCTTTAGCATTATAAATATTTTCACTGTTGTAATTTTTTTGTAGTTTTAATAAATTTTCAAGTTCTTCAATGTTATAAGTATTTATATCTAAATTAATATTATTCATTAGTTATAAATTTATAATAGTATAATAAATTATTATTAATATATAATTAATAATTTATTGTATTTATTGTATTTATTGTATTTATTGTATTTATTGTATTTATTGTATTTATTGTATTTATGGATTATAATTGGTGCTTTTTCTTGATTAACTGCATAACTATTAATCACTAAAATATTTTTGGTAAAAATTGAAATAAATTTAACAAGTATTAGCAGTCTAACAACAGCATATATATAATAATTAAATATATAATGAATACGCAAATAGAAGATTTTATTAGTGCTAAGAATAATAGTGGTGCTGAAAATTATAATAACATTGATATTTCTCAATGGAATGTAGATGGTTGTAAAAAAATATTTGATAAGTTATTATTATGGATTAGTGAAAATTCTCATATTTTAAATAGTGCTGATAATAATGAATTAAATAAAAAATTTGAAATAGAATTTAATAAGCAAGTTCGTATTTCTAAAATTACAGGTATTAGAAAATCTATTTTATTAAATGTTCTTAATAATGTTTATAATATTAATGATTTTGATGTTACTGTGAATTCTTATTTGCCGGTTTTGAAACTGCTTTTGCGTAAAAAACCTATGCGCAATATTTCTGGTATTACTAGTATTACAGTTATAACTGCCCCATTTCCAGATGGACAAAAATTTAGTTGCAAGCATAATTGTTATTATTGCCCAAATGAACCAGCACATGAAGGTAATAATTGGCAAGCGCAACCACGAAGTTATTTATATTATGAACCTGCAGTTTTGCGAGCAAATCAACATAAATTTCAAGCAATTGGTCAAATGTTAAGTCGCTTGGATACATATTTTAATAATGGTCATGTTATTGATAAGTTAGAAATTATTATTGAAGGTGGAACATATACAGAATATCCTATTGATTATTTGCGGCGTTTTCATCGTGATTTATTTTATATTGCAAATATTTATTTTGATTTGCGTAATAGCTATGTAAATTATGATAATTGTTTAAATAATAAACTAGATTTAGAGAATCTCAAAAATGTTCGTAGTCCATTAACAATTGAAGAAGAAATTAAAATAAATAAAACTGCGAAAGTTCATATTATTGGTATTTGCATTGAAACGCGACCTGACGCTTTAGATGATGGTTGGTTAATGCGTTTTAGACAATGGGGAGTTACGCGAGTGCAATTAGGTGCCCAACATGTTGATAATGCTATATTAAAAAAAATTAATCGTGGTCATAGTATAGAGCAATTATTAACGGCAATGCGCTATTTAAAAGATAATTGTTTTAAAATAGATATTCATATTATGCCTGATTTGCCTGGTGCTAGTGTTGCTATTGATAAAGCAATGTTTGACTATGTTTATTCTGTTGTTTGTCCCGATCAAATGAAGGTTTATCCTTGCCAGACTGTCCCCTGGACGGTAATTAAAAAATGGCATAGTGAGGGAAAATATGTTCCGTATTTTGATATTGATCCAAAATTATTAATTGATGTTGTGCGTTATTCAATGGAGACTTGCCCTAATTGGGTTCGTTTACCTAGAGTTATTCGTGATATTCCATGTTCTGTTTATGTTGAAGGTGGAAACAATATTGGTAATATGCGACAAATAATTGATAATATGTTAGAAGGTGAAGGCGTATATTCTAATGATATACGTGCTCGCGAAATTGGGCGTCATAGTAAATATTATAATAAATTGGCTAATTATAATAGTTATTATTATAGAGGAAATGAGGGAGACGATTATTTTATTGCTTATGAAAGTTATGACTGCAAAGCGTTGTTTGGTTTTATTAGACTGCGTATTGTTAGTCAAAATAAAAATATGACTATTTTTGATATTCTCAAGAATCGCGGACTTATTCGTGAATTGCATATTTATGGTGATACTACTGCTGTAAATAGTTTTGCCAAGAATGGTTGTCAGCATACTGGAATCGGTAAAGGATTATTAAAATATGCTGAGCGTAAAACTATGGAAAATGGACTTTATGGAATTGTTGTAATTAGTGGCGAAGGTGTGAAAGAATATTATGAAAAAAGAGGATACAGAGAAGTTGATACATTTATGATAAAAGATTTTTGGTTTTTACAAGTTTGGTTTTATTATTTAAAAGCAAAAATATGTTATTATTGTGGATTGTATATTTAAGATTGTATATTACCATTTTGGTCTGGTTGCTTGTCTTGGTGTTGGTGGTGGCGGATTAGGATGTCTTGGTGCTGTGTCTTGGTCTTGGTCGACGAATTCGTACTGCTTTAAGATGTCTAGTTGCTGTGCCATTTTTTTTAGATCATCTTCATCTAAAAGCATAATTGCCATTGCAGAATAATTATGTAAATCAATTAAAGTATCTCTTAGTGATTCGGTGTCTACTAAACTTACGCTTTTTGTTGAAATGGATTGAGCGCGTGCGATTTTGTCTCCCATTCGAACTAATACACCAACTACACCATATTTTGCAAAGGCATCTCCATAGTCTTGATTTTTTCTTTTGAATAATTCTAAACCTTCATTTTGGATTGACTGCATTTGTGAAACTCTGGAACTAGCGGTTTCGCTACTTTCCGTTAAATCAAGGTTTAAGTTGAATTTGCTAGTTGAATCCATTATGTATAATACTTTATGAATTATTTTTATATAATAAAATTATATCAATTTTATTTTATTTTATTTTATTTTATTTTATTTTATTTTATTTTATTTTATTTTCCTCCGCAGGTTTTACATGATTTATTTCCACTAATTAATAATGGTAACATATTTCTATTTGATGCTGATCCCAGTCTTAATAACGGTTGTGTTTGTTGTTGCATTTGTTGTGTTTGTTGTATTTGATTATATACTAATTGACTTTGTGTAACCAAATTCATTTTCATTAATGGCATATTAATCTTATTATTATTATTTAATATTTTATTTTTATTTTTATTTTTATTCAATAGTTGATTAATTAAATATATTGATTATTAACAATTAGCAAGACAATTATTATTTTGAGTAGTTAGCGAATAATATTTTGTTTTATTTCCTCTAATCGGCAACGATTGAATGGTTTCTGTATTTTGTGTTTTTAATGTGCCTGATTTTTTTCTTGCTAAATATCTTGAATATGAATTATGTTTAATATCTACCCCTTTATTTTCTTTGTGAGATGTTTTAACATTTATAGAAACTTCACCATGTGCTTGTGCTCTATCGCTTGCGTTATGCCATGGTTTTTTATTAGTACTATTATTTATATCTTGCGATATATTTAATGAACTTATTACTTGTGTATAATTCGACGATGAAGTATGTAATTGGTTTTGTATTTCTTTTTGGATTTGAATTGTATTATGAGATGTGGTACCTCCTATTGGACAAGCAACTGGTTTTTTATACTTAAAATTAGAATTACTATTTTCAAATTGAGTATCACAATTTGAAACTTGTGAAAAAGGATGTATTAAAAATGAGGCTTTAGAATTTAAGTATATTTTATTTTGTAATGTATCACTTATATCGCAAGTAAGTATATGATTATTATATAAGAAAGACTTGCCTTGTATAGTTGTTTTTAATTTGGTATTGTTATTATAAAATGTGGTATCTAGTATAGGCATATTGATATAAATTAATATTATATTTTATATTTTATTATATTTGCTCTTTATTGTCCTTTATTTGATTCTTGATAAAATTGAAATATTATTATTTTTTTATAGCATTATAAAAGTAATTAATGAAATAATGACTACTAAACAAAGAATTGAAAATAAATTTATATGTGCTTATTGTAATAAAACTTATGTTCGTAAATCATCTTATAATACTCATTTAGTAAAATGTAAGTTATGTAGATTTGCTAGTGATTGTGGAAATAATAAATCTGTAAATACTATTAACTTTACTAATAGTAGTTGTGAACATGTTAACACAGAGTCTACTGCTAATGACTCTGTTAATAGTGGGTCTGCTAATAATGCTAATAGCAGTGCTATTAATATTGACTTACTAAAAAAGGATTTAAATATACATAATTTATTTGCTATGGTAATAATGCTATATAATAAATATGAAAAGTTGGAAAGTGAATATACTGAATTAAAAAAATATGTTGCTATTACTAAAAATAAGATTAACATATTAGATTATTTAAATGAAAATTTTAAGCATGATTATATGAATATGAGCAATGGAGGAAATAATATTACAAAATTTATGGATGAATTAGCAATTGGTGAAGACGAATTGCAGAAAATATTTAAATATGATTATGTTGATGGAATTTTTAATATTATTTGCGATTATATAGATAAATTAAATGTTAAGGGATCATTGTTACCTATTAAATGTTTTAATACAAAGGAAAATATTTTATATATATTTGATGGAGAGTTATGGTTAATTATGGATGATGTTTATTTGCGAAAGTTTATAAAATCTTTTGATAAGAAAATTTTGACGAAATTTGTAGAATGGAAAAAGATTGCTGAAAAAACTATTGATACAGAGATTTTTGGAGAGATTTATATTCAAAATATGAAAAAAGTAATTGGTGGTAATTATGAAAAAAAGAATCCAGCATTTATGATTAAAAATCGGTTATATAAACATTTAAAAATTGATTTACAGAGTATTGTACGTTATGATTTTATTTAGGTTTGTTAAGTTTGCTTATAATCTCTCTTTAAGTTGAAAAAAAATTGATTTGTTTATTTTTATTTTTTATTTTTTATTATTAAGATTGTTAAAGAAGTTTGTTCCGCTTAATGATGTATACGTTTTTATTGGAAGTGCTACCTCTGCCCAATGAGATTGTGGAACTTATTTATGGGTTTATGAAAGTGAATGCGGCAAATGCGATTGGTGCCTACTTTAAAACATCTAAGCAGTCTAATGCTGCGTTTGTATATTTGGCAAATTATAAAGTTCATTATATTTCTATAACTTCAATATATTCAATAAGGAACAATGCTAATTATGTTGCGCATTATCTTAAAGATGAAGTTATTACTAAATTATATAATAATTTAATTATTATGTATAAATCGCATTATAGTCGGGCCAATTATTCAAGAAATACTTTGCATTGTGTGTTAAATAATATTTCACAGATTTTAATGTATTACTATAATAGATTGGCATTTAGTGATAGTTTAAAAAAGAATAATGTTAATTATACTTATTTAAAAATGTGTATTGAGCTATGGTTTAAGTTATGTCAAAAATACAATTTCTATTTATCGTTATTTTACCTTGATAGTGCTAAAAAAGTTAAATGCACTATTAAGGCAATCCAATTAAGAACACGGACTATTAAAAACTTTGCGGAGTTTAGAGTTTCGCCACTAGTTACTATGAGGTCTGCTGATTATTGCAAAAATCTTTGTTATAGTAAGTTAATTACTCACCATAGTCTATTGGGTTTGGATGCATACGCACGAAGGCTTTATTAGATTTTTCAAAAAAATAAAAAAAGTAAAAAAATTTTTTTTGTTTTTTTTTAGTAATAGAGAGAAATTGCTATTTAGTTTTTTTGGCTTCTGCTTTCTCTTTAGCTTGTGCCACCAACGCATCACGCTTTTCTTCTCCTAACATAATCCAGAAACCGTCAAGATAATATTGCACCATTTTTTTTCTTTCTTCAAGTCCTTCCCATAAATAATCTGGGTCTTTTTCTGCTTCTTGTTTTGCTTTCTTTTTAAGTAGTGGATCTTTTTGAAATTCGCGCTTTGCTAAATTATTATACTTGAACTCCTCGGTTTCTTTCTTCCGGCGTGCTTTATTTTCGATTTCTTCTAGTTTCCATTGTGCATCTTGTGCCTTCACTCGGATTTTTTCTGCTTTAATACGTATTGCTGCTTCTTTTCTTGCCGCATTTAACTTGGCTAGTTCTGCTTTTGTTAACATTTCTTTATCCGTCTTTTTTTCTTCTTCTTTATCTGCCTTTTTTCGTGCTTTGAATGCTTCTTTTTCTGCTTTTTTTTGTGCTTTTAATGCTTCTTTTTCTGCTTCTTTTTCTGCCTTGAGTGTAGTGTTTTTTACGCCACCATTCATTGAATTCATATGTCTTCTATATGAACGGCGAGGGTGTCTTTTAACTTTTCGTGTTTTTATCATTATTATAATGGCTAAATATAATAATTCAATTTTATTTAAGTATAACAAAATGTCTTATTATATTAGATATATTAGATGTATGTTAATGAAAAAAAAAATTTACCAATTGATATTATTTTGAATTGTATTTTAGTAAATGAAAATGTAAGACCAGCTATGCTAGTCCAACCAGTAGATTATAAAGAGGTAACCCATAAATGTCCAAAAACTAAAGATATTATAGAAGGAATTATAAAATATTTTCCGAATTTAATCTTGAGTACTGATTATGAAAAATATCAAGGTGTAATCATTTCTAAAATTGACTATAATGGTAACAAAACTATTTCATCAAAAGAAATGGGTAAAATATTAGGATATCCTTGTTATGAAGATTTTACTACTATTGAGCATGATAAAATTAGTTATTCTATAGACATTTATGTTAAAACTACTCAATATAATCAAATACAAATACTTGCGAATAAATGTAAAGATGAAACAAAGTTAGAAGAATTCAATACTTTGTCAAACAAAGCAGAAAAAGCATTTGCTAAAAAAGAATACAAAGAAATATTAAATGGGATTGAAGTAAAAGAAGTTTATGTAGAAAGTTTACAGAATATACCTACGCAAACAATAATAAATAAATTGTTAAACAATAAAAACTTAGAACAAAGGGAACTATATAAAGTTCAAAATATTTTATTTAATTTTGGATTTAGTATGGAATTAGAATTTTATTTTATGATATATTTTCAATATAATAATCCAATTCATAAAGGTATTTTATTAGAGTTATTATTAAAAGAAAAACATAATATATTATCACCATTTTACCCATTACAAAATTATCCTGAACAATCAAAAAAAGTATATGAAATTATAGAGAAATGGGAAAAAGGGTTATTAGATATATTACAGAAAACAGCAATTTAAATATTGTAAAAAAAAATTGATTTATAATTTTTTGTTGTTATGAGAGAATATAAACAATAAAGTTCAAGTTTTAAAGTTTTAAAGAGTTTAAATGGTGTCAATCAAATATAGATGTGCTTGTATTACGCATAAAGGTTATAGATGCAAAAAAGCATTTAGTTTTGTTTGTAATAAAATTAGGTGTTGTGCTATTCATGCTAACGCATATTTGAAATATGTTTTAACTATTCAAAAAGCATATAAAGGGTATCATTGTCGCAAATATGTTAGGTTGCTTGCTAACTTGCCTTGTGATATTCAAAGGAGAATAGTGTTTTATATGCGTGAGTCGTTGTATAATGCTAGGAGAAATAATAGAATACAAAATATACTCTGTAAAAGGTTTGCTACGATTTTTGGATTTCCTATTTTTGGATTTCCTATTTTTGGATTTCCTAAAAATATTGGTACTAATTTTGTTAGTGTATTTTTAGGAAATTATAGGAGTTCTATTTTAACAATGAATAAAGCACAATTTAATGAACATGTTTTAGATATTGCACATTTATACAAATTATATACAAAATATATTACAATTAGTAATATACATTGTAATTGTAGTTTATATATTATTAGTAATATTGTAAAAAAGGATATTGAAGACTGTCTTTATTATTATCATCATAGTGAGGAACCTTATTTATATACTAATGCTGAATTGTTAGTGCTTCATAAGAATGTGTTTCAATTACAAAAAAATATTGGTGTTTATAATTTTGAATATTAAGACCGTTTTTGTTAGTTTATTGTTTTTATAGTTTTTATAGTTTTATTTTTAATTTTTTAATGCTATAAAATTGAAATCTTTTTTTATTATATTTTTAATTATTATAAATATTTTAACTATTTATAATGATTTGCGGAGTATGTTGTGAAAAATTCAATAGGTCAACTCACGCTAAGGTGACGTGCGAATTTGCCGGTTGTGGTTATGAAGCGTGCAAAATATGTATAAGAACATATTTGCTTGGTACAACTAATGATCCACATTGTATGAATTGTAAAAATCAATGGACAAATAAATTTCTTGTTGAAAGTTTAAATAGAAGTTATATTGATAATGATTATAAAAAACATCGCAAAAAGTTATTGGTTGAACGAGAAATTAGCAGAACTTCTGAATTAATGGTTTTAGTTGAGAGAACCAAACTTATAGAAGAAGAACAAAAAGAGTTAACTGTTATGATGAAAGAATTCGATGAAATGCGAAAAATGATTAATACAATCCGAAATAAAATTGGCGAAAAACAGATGCGAATTTACCGTATTAGAAATGGTGAAGATGCCGAAAAAGATGAGCGTAAAAAATTTATTATGCCTTGTCCTGGAGATGATTGTAAAGGTTATTTGTCGTCGCAATATAAATGTGAGTTATGTAAATTATATGTATGTCCCGATTGTTTTGAAATTATTAGCAATCGACACGGACCAGATGCACATATATGTAAAGATGAAAACATTAAGAGTGCTGAATTGATTAAGAAAGAAACAAAAGGTTGTCCTCAGTGTGGTGTTCGTATTTTCAAGATTTCAGGATGCGACCAAATGTGGTGTACTGAATGTAAAGTTGCTTTTAGTTGGACTAGTGGAAAAGTTATTATTAATGCTGTTATTCACAATCCTCATTTTTATCAATATATGCAAAATAATAGTTCAGGTGGTCTTGCTCCTAGAAATCCAGGCGATGTGTTATGCGGTGGTTTATTAGCACATCATAATTTAAAATTTATTCAAAGTCTTTTGATTGGTATTAATAAAAAAATGGATATAATCTATGCTATGCCCATTAGATTAAATGAATTTGAAAATCAATTAAACTCTGATGTAGTTGTTAGAGACTTTGTTAATAATATAAAATCATATTTTGATACTTCTTATCCTCATATTTTGACTTTTAATACTATTTTAAATAATCTTCATCGCTTTGTAAATCATATTACTAATGTTGATTTGGAACAATGTAGGCGTAGAGTTCGCGATTTATTAAATCATGATAATTTAACCGTTCAATATATATTAAATCAAAAAACTAAGGAAGATCTGGGAAATACTATTTTTAGAAATGATAATATTAGAAAGAAAAATGTGGAATTGTTGAATGTGTATGAACTGTTGAGCGTTGTTGGTATTGAACGATTTAATGAATTATTTGAATATTTTAAAACTAAAACTGGTTCAAATGACAAATTAATAGTTCAATTTTTACATCAAATAGTTGTTTTTATAAATGAGTATAATCAACTTATTAAATATTGTAATAATCAACTTATATCAATTAGTTATACATATGGTATGACTGTTACTAGTATAGTTTATGAGGATTATAGTTATGCTACGCAAAGTCGTAAATTTACTCAAGCAGAGTTTATGAAGACTAAAGAAAAAGGAGAAAAAGGTTTTGGAGAAAAAAGTTCTGTTAGTGAAGCGTCATGTAGTTATATTAATAATTAATTTTGATTTAGTCAATTGAATATTTCTATTGTTCCAATTTTTGTGTTATAGTATCTAATGTTGATTTATCTAAAATTACTTTGTTATATAATCCTCCACGAACATTAGGAATTCCATATAGTTTCATTAAGTTTAATGTAACTATGTTTTCTTCATAGTCATAACAATCTTCTATAAATCTTATTACTTGTAATGGTTTATATTTTCGTGTCCAAGCAGCATTATTATTATTTAAATAAGATTGTAATGTAAAATATTTATTGTTTGTTGTTCCAATATAGTATTTCTCTTTTTCTAATTTGAGAATATATATATTAGTCTTTTCACTAGTACTCTTTTCACTAGTACTCTTTTCACTAGTACTCTTTTCACTAGTATTTACATATTTCTCTAAGAAATCGTCTAAGGTTATTATTTCTATTGTTCCAATTTTTTTAGCTTTTTCGGTCTTTGTTGATTTGCTTGTATTATTTCCTGTTACTAAAATATTTGTATTTTTAGTAATATTTGTTTCTATTTGCACTCCGTATTTTAAAAGTAAATTTTCTAATTCTTTTTTTGTATATTTTGATGATTTCTCAAAATCCGAAAACACAATTATTTTGTTATTTAAAACATGTTCTTCTTTTGGTTCTTCTTTTGGTTCTTCTGTTTTGGCTTCTGTTTTGGCTTCTGTTTTGGCTTCTGTTTTGGTTTCTTCTTTGGTTTCTTTGTCAGGTTGAAGCATTTCAGGTTTTATGGACATTAGAAATTCATTGAATTCTGGTATTGCATTTACAAATTGTGTTGCTGTTTTTTCAGCAAATCCTTCTATTGCTTTTACTTTATCTATTTTTTCTTTTACAGATTCTTGAGATGTTAAAATGGTTGGTTCGGCTTTTAGAATTTGGCTTACAGATTTTTCACCAAATCCACGTCCAAATATATTAGATGCTCCTGCTATTTTAGCAATACTTGCTTTTGCTAATTGTTTTGCTATTGATTTATTAATTTTTGTTGCCATTTTTTCTTTGAAACCTTCTACTTTCATTAAATCTTCAATTGTTGCGTTTATTATTTTTGGAATAGTATTTGCTCCGCTAGCAATTATTTTTTCAGTATTTGCTTCACCTAATCCATCTACTTCTAACTCTTTAAAGAATTTAGTTATTGATTTTATTGCTACTCGCGGATCTGCTTTTACATTTACTAATACAAGGTCTACATTTGTTTCATTCCATACATATTCATATTCATCCACGTTTGGCATTATTGGTTTTTGTGCTGGGACTATTACTTCTGTAATTTTTGGTATTACATTTCCACTTCTTGTTAGACGAACTAAAGCACCTAATCCAATATTGTTGTCTACAATATATCTTGCGTTAATACCTGTAGCATATGTAATAGTTACACCTCCTATTTGGACTGGTTCGAATTGAACGCGTGGTTTTAATAGTCCGTCTTTTGATGCTGTCCATAAAACATCTAATACTTTTGCTTCTAATACATGCTCGGTTAATACCATTTTAAATGCAAATGCGTGTTCTGGATTTTTGCTTTCACGTGGATGTATATTATCATCAATACAAATTATTCCATCAATTGTATATTCATAATTGGCTCTGAAATCAAGTAATTTATTAGACAAATATTCGTTTGTTAGTTCTGAATATGTGATAGATTGAATATTTTTAACTGTTACTGTATTCAACTCTACTAATTTGTTATATTGTTCTGATGGTTTTAAGTTTTGGGGCATTATTACTTCGTATGCTACAAAATCTATGTCTTTCAATATTTCTTTTTCTACTTGTGTTAGTTTTTTACGATTAACAATTCCAGATATGAAATTACGTGAATTTGCGAATTTGTCTTTATATTTTACTTCAAATGTTTCTTCTTTTATTATTAATTCGCCTCTTAATGTAATGTTTTTTTCTGTTGGTAATTTTAAATATGGGATTATGTGATTAATTAAGAATCCGTATTTTCCGTCGCCTTTTTTGTATAAATTTGGAGTTCCTGATTCTGTGCTGTATAGAGCACTTACGCCATCTACTTTTGCTGAAATTACATATGGACCTTTGAACTTTTCTTTGAATTTAATTAGTGCATTTGTATCTGGTTTTATTTTATCCATTGACCACATTTCATATGGGAGTTTTACTTTTGAACTATTATCTTTTAATTGTGTTTGTTGTTCGTTGGCTAAAACATTTGTTGGGTCTTTTTTTAAAATATGTTCGCGTAATATATCGTATTCATTATCTGTTAATAAACTATTTTCTTTTAAATCTGAAATGTAGTAATTGTCTATTGCTTCTTGTAACATTGATGTTAGTTCTTCTAATGATAATATTTCTAAGAATGATATGCCTTGTGTTTTAAATTTATTTAGATTTTCTAAAATTTCGCTCTTAATTTTTTTTGTATATTTTTTTAATGTTTTTGCTATTGCTATTGGCACTTTTATTTTTATTTTCAATGTTTCTTTTTGCTTTGGTTTTTTGTTTGGTTCTGGTTCTGGTTCTGGCTCTGGCTCTGGCTCTGGCTCTGGTTCTGGCTCTGGTTCTGGTTCTGGTTCTGGTTCTGGTAGCCCTTCTATTTTATTTTTAATTTCTTCTATGGGTAAAGTTAATATAACAGACTGTTCGTCAATACGGTCTTGTGGTTGTTTATATTCCATATGTAAGAAATCAAAAATATCTTTTTCTGTTCTAAATAATAGAGAAACAAGTTTTTCTTGTTTTATTTTTGTCTCTTTTGTTTGAATTGATTTTTTCAATAGTTTATAGAACCCATGTTCGCTTAATGTTAAATCTACATTTAATGCATGTTGTCTCATTGCTGTATTAAATTCTTTTGATCCTGTGAAATATAGTATTGCAAAAGGATAATCTTCTGGTGGTGTGTATAGGAAATCTATACGGCGAGGAGTTGCTGTTGTTTTATCTAATTTGCCTATTGTTAAACTTTTTGCCGCGCCTTTAGATAAAATCTCTAGCAAAATTTTTTTTGTTTGTAATTTTTTAATGAAATTTTCAAATACTAATTTGTTATTATTATAGGAAGTAAATATTAAATCGATGTCTCCCGACTCTTGTTTAGCGCGTCTATAACTTCCAACTATTTCAAATTTGTGATTTTTTTGTGATTCGTTATTTTCTGTTATAGTTTCTTTAAAATTAGATTCAAGTAATATTTTGAATTCTTCTATTTCTTCTCGAGGAATTCTTTTTAACAAATCATTATAGTATTTAAGACCTATTTGTTGCTTTGCATTTAATAATGGTAATTTATTTTCTCCTAATTCATCTTGTCTTATTTTAAGTTCTTCCAATGTTAAAATATTTTTCGACTCCACTAATTCTTTTGCTTTTACTGGACCAATTCCATATATATTGGCAAATGTGTTTACTGGATTATTTTTTTCTCTCTCGACTTCTTCAAGTGTTCCGCTAATTAAAAATTCATCAAATTTTTTTAAAATTTTTTCGCCTATTTTAGGTAATTTTAAATTTTTAAGTTCTTGTGATGAAGTTATTTCTGTGCTATTTGGTTGTGCTGCATATCTTTTTAATTCATTTATTGCTTTATTATATGCTGCTGCTTTAAAAATATCTTCTTTATTTCCTTTATTTTTCACAATTTTTGAAAGTTGATCTAGAACTTTTATGAAATTTATTATATTGCTTCCACCTACCATATTAATATGTTTAATATGATTATCTTTATAATTGTTATAATTATCTTTATAATTGTTATAATTATATGTTTGTGTTTTATATTTATTGTTCATACTCAATTTTTTTCTAATAAATTTTGATTTTTTATTTTTTAATGTATGTTTCATTATATATATATTTAATACTTTTTAATTGTAAATAAAATTGTTATGTAAAATTATTAATATAATAAAATATTTTATTTCATTATATTAAGTAATGTCTTTAAAATTTATGACTAATAAAACATATTTAGAAAATATCAATGGGTTAAAAAATTTTGAAGAATTTAATATTAATTATGATTCTAATCGGGATAAAACTAAACAAGTAAATGCTACTTTTAATAGTAATGGTGAAAAATATCATTTTGAAGACTCATTGCAAAAATTTATGAATAATATGCCTACTAGTAAGAACTCCATATTTGATTTGCTTAAAAAGGATTTACATGAATTTAAAAAAAATAATACTAGCAATGGTGATCACTCTGGACCAAGCAAAAGTATGAAGTTTAAAGATGGGGAAACTAGAAAAAGTTCAAAAGGAAAATATCGAGCTAATATTGGAATTACTAGTAGGGGAATTACTTCGAAATTATTTGATTATCCTCGCGAGACATTATCAGAAGATTATACTCATAAAATTCACGAAACAAATAAAAATAGTAAAAAACATAAGCATTTTCCAAAACATGGTAGAAAATATACTCATAAGCATGAACGTAAATTAAAATTAATAACAAAATAATTAATAAATGATAAATTATTTTAATAATTTATATAGTCGAAGGGTTTTATAGAGTTTACTGTAATTATTATCTTTTCTGTTGTCTTCTAATTTTCTTATTATTGTACCTTTATTGTGTAAATTTTTATTTAAATTATTCAAATATTTTTTGGAGCAATATAGAATATTGTTGTCATCATAAATATATTCAATTTGTAATTCTTTGATTGGCATTATTAATTCTATAATATTTATTATGTTGGTCATAGCTATATTACTTTCTGTATCTATTTCTATTATTGTGCTACTAGTATTTGTTTTAATATAATTATTAATTCCGCTTACTTCGTAATCGGTATATATTATTGAATCTGGAATATTTGAAGCTATGTTTTCTAGTAATTCATTATTATATGTAATAGCATTATTATTTTTATAATCACTTATTATTGATAATGAAAAGCACATTTATTATAAAGTAATAAATTTATAATTCCTGTAATTAGTATTATTATTATTATTTAAATAAGTATTAATAATAATATTAATAATCATTAATGATGATGACTATGATTATCTATTATTCAATTAGTTTTATGATTGATGAGTTTGATGATTATTGTAATAATACTAGTGTTAATGTAAGTTATTGTAATAACTATCTTGGTTTTAAAAATTTAACTGACAAATCTAATTCTTATGAATATGTATTGAGTAATTTTAGTAAGACTTCGCCTCCATTTTTGTGTTCACTGAACGATGAAAAATTCATATATAATAATTATAATAATTATTTAAATTATTGTGTTGATGTATTAATACTTTTTTTTGTGACTTCTACTTCTTTATTATTTTCTATATTAATTGTTTCAATATGCGTATATGAAAAAATGATTAATCAATTTGTTGAAAAATATAATACTAATAGAGAATGGTATGAATACGACACTTATTTTTTTGAATATTTGGATGAGTTTAATGAATTAAATAATACGAAATTAGTTGATGATTATTTGAATTCATTAGAATACAAATATATTAAACAAAAAACACCAAAAGGAGAGGTATTAATGAATTACAACAATTCAAATTCCTCTTTTGACTATTATTGCAAAAAATCTAATACTATTGATTTTATGTATTTAGATGTTGTATCTAGAATTTATGTTGTAAAGTATGATTGTAAAAATATATATATAGATAATTTCGATAATTTTGAACTTATTAAAGATTACTATAGTAACCTCACGAATGAACCTTCTAGTTTTGACGAGTTAAAAGAAAATAATATCTTCTATAATAGAATTAATAAAAAAAATAAAACCAAGCAGTCTATTGAATATGTTTCAAATAAATATAAATATAGAGGAACTTTTGACGATTTTAATAGTTATTGTAAAAATAATAACTATAAAACACACACTCAAGATTTGTTAGAAAATGATATATTTGTTTTAGAAAAAAATAATGATGATAATAATGATAATAATGATAATAATGATAATAATGATGATAATAATGATAATAATAATGATAATGATGATGATAATAATAATGATGATGATAATAATGATGATGATAAAACTATTCTAAAGGATTCCAGTAATATTAGTTTTAAAACATTTAAAAACATGATTGCTATGTCTTCTAAAAATTAAATTTTTAAAGTATTAAATTATTAAATTATATATTTATAATGTAATAATCTATATGAAAAACAATTATTTAAAGGTTGATATGTATTTTTATTTGTATTTATTTTTAATTACTTTTTTTTCTATATTCTCTCAATATTTATTTAAACAAATTGAAAAAAATAGAGCAAATAATAATGTTGAATTAAATAAATTTGCAAACATAAATAATTTTTATTTGGGAATTGGATTACTTATGTATACATTGTTGGGTTATAGTATATATAAGTTGTTGCCATACGGAAGTTTAATAGTATTGAATATAATATGGCATTTAGTGTATTTTATTGTTTTATTTTTAATGGGATATTTTATCTATAAAGAAAAATATAATTTTGAGAAAATTATAGCATTGATACTTGGATTTATTAGTTTAGTTATTTTTATGGTTTATGGTATTGATTGATAAATTCGATGTATCCAATTGATTTTTCTAATGAAAATGAGGATTCTAGTTCTCTAATAGAAATAGTTAATGCTTTGTAGTGTAATGAATCTAAAGATTCAATATAATCTTTCATAGTATTGGTTTTAGATTTTAATTTTTGAATAATAGTTTCGGGATCATTAATTGAATCAAGTTCCATAATATTATATGAATTATATTATTTTAATAAATATTAATAAATATAAGTATTTATTATTTATCAATTTTAATTATAATGTAATTTGGAATGAATATATTAATTTTTTTGAATTGAAATTAGTATTTTTAAATATTTTTGTTATAGAGTTGTCTATTGTGTAATTATTGTTTATTAAAAATTCTGTAAAGTCATTTAAATCTTCTAATACTAATAAATTACTATGTTTATTATGATTATTATGATTATGATTATGATTATGATTATGATTATGATTATGATTATTTAAAAGACTATTTACTATAGCAATTGAGCATTGTTTGTTGTATGTTTGGTTTGTTGATGGAATATTTATATTTATAAATTTTGTATATTCTTTTAACGTGCCTTCTGGTTGTTTATTTAATGTTAATATATTATAGTACTCTTTGCATAATGAATCATAATTAATTTCATTATATAACATATATAAATGTGTTTTTGGTAGGCTTGCAGATATCATAAATATATGTAATAACTCTAGATTTTATATGTATTTTTTATTATATTATAGTAATTTCTTATTATAATATAATACTATACTATGGATTCATTAATTGATGACCCAAACAATAATGCTGGGTTTTTAGGTGAAGGAAATTATGGGTGTGTTTATTATCCAGGCATTGATTGTAAAGGGAAAAAAAATACTAAAAAAACAGTCACCAAAGTTCAAGAAATCAATTTTTATAGTATTAATGAAAAAAATATTGGACTTCATATAAAAAAATATATAAAAAATTTTAAAAATCATTTTGGTTCAATTATGAAAGCGTGTATTGTTTCATTTGATATAATAGAAAAATCTGATTTACATTTGAAAAAATGCAGTACCCTTTTTGAAGACTATGGTAGTAATAATAGTAATAGTAGTAGTAGTATTAATAATACACATGATACAAATTTTAAACATAATGTTAATAATGAATATTATTTGATGTATAGTTATTATATAAAAAATAAATCATTACAAAAATACTATAGTGATTATGTTAGTTCTGGTAATTATGTTATTAGTATATTGAATCATTTTTCATATTTATTAAGTTCATTGACTTTATTAAATAAAGTTTATATTATTCATAATGATTTACATGTTAATAATATTTTAATAAACTTGAAAACTAATAAACCTATTATTATTGATTTTGGATTGTCTTTCAAAATAAAAAAATGCTATAAATTAAATAAAAATACTATCGATTTTTATTATTTAAAAAAATTTATTTTTGATTTTAGAGTAGATCATTACCATGTAAATATTGAAAAACGATTTTTATGCTTTTTTATATATAATACTAATAAAGATTTTAATTCTATTGTTGATGATGATAATGCTGTAAACTTATTGACTAATGATATTATTGATTTATTTATTTATGATTCTTATGACTCTATTGCTAATAATGAGGAAATTAGAGAATTTTTTAATACTAATGAATTAATTGAATATAAAAAAGCGTTGCGAGAATTTTATTATCAGTTCTCTAATAAAACGGATTACCCCACATATACTAGTATTGCTAAATATTTATTGGATTTTGTTCATTTGTATACTGATTTATATAGTTTAACAATTGATCTGCTATATGTATATTATAATAGTAAATTTTTTCTAGAAAAAAATAGCATGAGTGAGAATAAAAATTATAAAATATTTTTAGAATTTTTTATACAATTATATAAAAAAGTTTTATACCCAAATCCAAATACGCGTTTAAAAATTAATGAAGTATATATTATTTACATGTTTATAATAAATTATATTAAAAAAATAGAAATAAATGACGATAATAATTATACTGCTGCTTTTATTGTTGCTTTTACTACATTTTTGAAATCTAAATCTATTAGTATTCAAGTTGTATTTAATAAAACTTTTGCTTATATGAATTTTAATTTATTGTGTAATAAAACAATGTTTGAATTCATTAAATTACATATTTGACTAATTATTATTTGAATAACTGTTTAATAACATTTCTTGCATCAAAAGTTCTTCATTGCTAAATAAGTTATAAATACTTGATGTTTCTGTGCTTAATTCCTCTCGATCTTGCCTTTTGTTATCAATATTTATTTCTTTATAATCAAATTCATGTCTACAAACAGGACATGTATTTGATTCTTGTGATAACCATTTTAAAATAGCATCGCTATTATAGTTATGATTACATGGTAATTTTATTATTTCTTCGTTTTCTTCAAAATTATAACATAATATAGGACATTCAATATTAGTTTCTGTTTCATTAATTTTATTAAATTTTTGCGGTTGTAATTTTTCTAATTCACTATCTGAAATTACTTTTTTGAATTTTGCTTTGTTTTCAAATGTGCTATTAATGAAACTTTCTACAAATGTGTTGTTTTCGTCTTCTTCATTGTAATTTGCAAATAAAGTTCTTAATAAATCTCTTATTGATATTGCTCTTGGATAATTTAAATTATTATAATACTCATTGTTAATTGATGTTATTGTTATATATGATGAATCGTTAGTTAGGTAATTATAATCAGCACTTCGTAAATAATTAGGCGAATTAGGTGAATAGGAAATAGGGGTTTCATTGAACGATGTATCTTCAGATGTATAATTTGTATTGATTGGTAAAAACATATTTGGTCTTAACATGTAAAGTGATGAATAAATTAATCTATTTGATGAACTATCAATTAGTTGACTTGCTATATTATTAGCACATATGTCATTATATTGATATGTTATATTGCTTGTATCGGAATATAAATTATTAATAAATTCATTTGCAAAATTTATAATAGAATTTTGTTCCATTTATTATATTATTTATAATTTATAATAATAGTATAATTTTTATATTTATATACTATATTTTTGTTTTTGCTATTTGTAAAGTTATTTTTTTGCTATTATTATTAATGTGTTAATATTTGTAAACATTTGATTTTTGTTATTTATTGTAATATTTAAAGAATTAATACTTGTTATTGGTTTAAGTTGAAAACTATTAGATTTTACTAATAAACTTTTATTGTCGAATAATTCTTCGAGTTCATCTATAGATTTTTCTATTGTAAAGTTTAATAAATATTTAATTTTATAGTTGTTTAGTTCTTTTATATTTTGTATATATTGTACTAATTCTTTATTTGGTAAAAAATTATTTTTTACATTTATTTTTTTTTTTAAAATGCCAGTGAGGTTATTATTTTCAACAAATAATATTAATAACTTAAATTTACAAAAATTATTAGTATAATAGTTTATATCGTTCTCAAATGATTCTAATTCTAAGTCTATAGACATTTGTTCGCAATTATAGTAAAACATAAATAAAAAAAATAATTTTATCATAAAATATTTTATTTATGTTTTACGAAATTTAATATAATAAATATTTTGGATCTTCATTATCAGAAGCATATTCGCTATCATTATCATTAGTATCATTATTTTGCTTTTGTTTTTGCTTATGTAATTCTTCTAAAATATAATTATCTTCATCTATCATTTTTTGAAGTGTTTCTCTGTAATTGTAATAAGGAGAAATATCTCCTAAAAGATTATTTAAGTCATCTCTATAATTGTTCCAATTGTTAATCATGGATGCTAATGCTTTGTTATAATTTTGCTGTTCTAATTCTTTCTTTTTTAATTCGTAATTAATTGAATATGTAATTTCTACTTTTTTTGTAGTAGGATTTCTTTTAATTAGCGAATATCCATTTTTTAAATAACTGTCTACTGTTTTTAATTTTTCAATATTAATATTATTATTAGATTTACATACGTTTAGCGTCGTTGAAGCATATGATTGACACTGTTTTGTTTGTGTCATTAATAAATACTATGCTTTTTATGACTTATTTAACAAAATAATTTGTTATTATATTATATCAATTTTTTTTTATTATTTTTTATTATTTTTTATTGTTTATTATTTGTTTATTATTTTTTATTATTTATTATTTATTATTTGTTTATTATTTGTTTATTATTTGTTTATTATATATATAATATGTCTTATTGTGTTAAAAATAATTGTAATGCTACTAATCAGAATAGATATGCTGGTTCGGGGGGAGCAATGTTGAGAAAAAAATATGCTCATAAATTTAATAAAGTATCATCTAATAAACAGTTTTCACTAAATGGTAATACCAATCATAGTTATATAGGCAATCCTAATAGTATACTATCACAAGACCCATTTAGCAGTGTTTCGGAAAATAGTTCTTATGGTGTTAGAAAAATTAATGCAAGTGTAAAAAGTAGTAAAGGTTATTTAAATAGTATATGTAGTGTTAATAATTCTGCTGCGTGCTATAAAAAGGTTAATCAAGAATTGGTTAATGTATCGCTTAATAAACATTTGAGGGGTGAAAATCGCGTTCAATCTCTCTATATTACTAATTTAAAAGCACAATGTAGTTTAATAACTGACTATGCTACAGAAATAAGTAATAACTTAACTAAAGAAACCAATAATGTTGATTGTATCAATAAAATAAATAGAAATTTGAGTTCTTCTTCTAGAATCGAGCAGTTAATTAACTGCAATAGTGTTGTTAAAACTAGTAGTTTTTTTAATGGATTTACACCTGATTATAGTTTATATTATAATGATGGTTCGCTTTATAAAAAAATTGCTTCTTGTAATTTACATAATCCTCCTGATGCTAAAGTAATTGCGTGTTAAATGTTTAATTTTTATTATTTATATTTTTATTATTTATATTTTTATTATTTATATTTTTATTATTTATATTTTTGTTTGCGCTATATGTATCATTTGATTGTAATCTTTTAATAAAGTTATTTCCTGCACTAATATGATTTATTGTTAATTCTTTTGGATTGCAACTAATAAATGTATTGTCTTTATAACTGAAAACAATACGTTTAATATTGAGTTCTATTATTGTAGATAGACAATTTTGACAAGGTGCTGAATCTTGCAATTTTGAATTATTATCACACCGCACCACATATATTGTTGTTTTTTTATATAATTTTTTTATATTGTAAAGGTCTCTTGAATTTTCATGATTTGAAGATTTAATAACCGACTTTTATCGAATTACTTTGTTTTCCGTATGTATTTGTTCCGCAACTGTGAAACATATTTCTTAATGATGCTATTTCAGCATGGCAAGTGCAACTATTGGCAATAAAATTGTCTTTTGAATGAGTTCTATAATGGTTATGACCTCGACCCATAATTTTACCATGTGCTACTGCTACAGCACCATGCCTCATAAGAACCGGCGACTTTAATGCTTCGTTGAAAGCACTATTAATAAATGCTCCGTCATTATTTGATAATGTTTGTGAATAAATCATTACTACTTGTTAGTTAAAGTATATCTAACTTATTTTATATCAATTTTTCTATTTATTTTATTTATTTTATTTATTTTAATAAAAAATTGATTATAATTTGAATAATTATACTTGATAATTATTTACTGCTATGGGTTCTGTTATTTCAAATTTTATTTATTCGTATTTTATGCGTAATCTTGAAACTGATGTTGTAGTAGATGACACTTCTGATACTGATAGTGCCAATGATGATGTTAGTTGTGATGCTAATGCTGTTGGGGATTATTATAATTTATATATGTATATTCATAATAGCGATGAGGGAGATGTAAATGCTGATTTAAAAAATATGTATAAAGAATCTTCAAAAAATAATAATGAACTAGTTGATAAATATTTGAAGTGCTGTGAAAATATGCGTGCTGATACTGATGGGGGTAGTGATGCTCATGATATTACTTATTGTTATAATTCCGGATTTGATTTATTTTGTCCGTTAAACATTGAGTGTACATATATTAATAAGTATATGTTAGATCATAATATTGCTTGCTCTATGACTTATAGAGGTAGGTTTGTTGGATATTATTTGTTTGTAAGATCTAGTACACCTATTAAAACTCCTTTACGACTTGCCAATAATGTTGGAATTATTGATTCTGGTTATAGAGGCAATATTAAAGGGTGTTTTGATATTATTGATACAAAAAATAATTTTAATTTTGAAAAAGGAAATAGATATATGCAATTATGTCCTCCTGATATTGGAAAACCTATGAAAGTTTATATTGTTGATACTTTTAATATGCTTGGCAAGAAAAATAATAGGGGGTGTGGTGGTTTTGGTTCTACTGGAAATTAATTTTAATATTGTTTAATATTAATTATTGTTAAATTATGATTAGATTGTATGGTAAACTTTCTACTCTTTTTTTTCAAGATGTAAGTAATAATAATAGTTGTGTTTTAAGTATTGCTGATGATGTTAATAATGATGCTAATAATGATGCTAATAATGATGCTAATACTGCACAGTTAGTTATAATTTGTGATAATAATGAATTTTATGATACTAATGAATATATTAAAGAAGAAACTGACCATTTTAGTGAAAATTATACACCTACACAAAATAAATTATTATTAAATAATAGTTTTAATGCTGTTATAAATAAGACAAAAGAAATACCTATTAAAAAAATATTTGATTGTATTATTAGTGAACCTAGTGATTCATCATTTAGTGATGATGATGGTATTGAAGGAGATGTCAATGATGATAAAATTTCTTGGATATATCAAGATAGTATTTTGGCAAATAATGCGCATAAAATAAATTATAAAAAATTATCTTATAATGATGTTAAAAAACACGTAAATAAATATTATGATTTGGATTTTACACAACGTTATTCGTCTGCTCTTGATATATTATCTAGTTATTTGCGTGGACAAAAAATAATTTATAATCAAGCTCGGAATTATACAATTAATATGCTTTATTGTTTTACTATACCTTCTATTATAATTACTGCTTTTTGCAGTGTTGCGCAATCTCCATTGGAACAAATAATATATGGTAAATATATTTTGGCTAGTTTGAATGGATTTTTAACATTTATATTATCATTATTGAGTTTTATGAAATTAGATGCTGCCGCACAAGCATATAAAATAACTGCTCATCAATATGATAAATTACAATCTTATGTTGAATTTCAGTCAGGTAAAATACTTTTATTTACTAATGACTATAAGAAAATTTATAAAAAAAATTATAAATCTAAGTTACAGATGCGTAAAAATTATTTGTTTAAATCAGCAGCAAGAGCATCAACATTACAACCAACTAATAAACAAATATTTGCAAGCAATCATGGAATTATTGATAAAGAATTTAAAACTAATAATAGAACTTATACAGATATTATTAATTCTAATAGTTCTGAAGATGATGATTCTGATTCTAGTTCTGATAAAGATTTAAATACCACTGAAAACTATAGATTTAATGGAAATAATCCGCAAGAACAAAGTGATTCGGAGGATGAACATATAATGACATCTAAATATAATAAACTTGAAATAAAAATTTTGAAATCTTTGCGAAAAAAAATAAAAACTATTGAAGAAAAAATAATTGAAATAAAAGAAACAAATCCTTTTTTAATACCCAAACAAATTTCTAAGTCTTATCCTATTATTTGTAATACAAATGTCTTTACTATAATAAAGAAAATCAAAGATTATAAAGTTAAAACAATAACTAAGTTGAAGAATATAAAAAATCAGTTACGACTAATAAATGCTATTATGAAATCTAATTTATTTATTGAAAAGGAAAAATTGACCAAGTATAGAAAACGTGTAGTTGAATTGAATTTGTTAAAAAAAGAATTTATAAATGATATTATTTATTTGAAAACTGCATTTGTTATGATAGATAAACTTTTTAACCAAGAAATTTTAAATGTTGAATTGCGTAAAAAATATGGGTTAAGTTTTTTTATATATGATTATTTTCCTAATATTTTTGAAGTGTTATTAGGGAAATGTAATAAAAATATGACTATCAAATCATTTTTACCGAGAGATTATATAGCTAATCCTATTGAATGTTCTCTATTAGATAAAATAATGAAATATGAATCTTAATTAGTATGTTTATTTTTGTTATACTTTAAAAAAATTGATTTGTTATATTTTTTAATTGTCTTGAATTCTCCAATAAAATATATAAAGCGCTAAGAAAAATGTTCTGCAAAGTCTGCTTTGATGCTTCCAAGTCTGGATACAACACTCACAATGTTCGCGATTATGCGTCCAATGTTGTTTGTCCTTTGTTGTTGAACATAAAGTGTAATAATTGTGGTTTTCGTGGACATACAACTAAGTATTGTAAATTCGGTGGCGTCTCTAATAGTGTTAAGAAAGTGGTTTTTACCAAGTCTGCTAATATTATTTTACCAAAGGCATGTGTTGTTAAAAGCAACAATATGTTTGCAGGGATGGTTTGCTCAGATGTGGAGGAACAGGAAGATGAGTATGATGCAAGTGTTATGGATTTTGAAAATGATCCGATTATTTGGGGGGTTGGATTGACGTCGATGGTTGGAAAACGATGGGCAGATGTTGTTGGATGCTGAAGTTATTTATTTATGATGTAAATTGAAGGCATTGTCTTGTGTTGTGTTGTCTATGTATTTTTTTTATATAATTAATATATATATATATACTAAAATATATATTAATTTTATATCCTTTATAGGACTAAAATATCCCTGACGGGACTCGAACCCGCAATTTCCAGATTAGAAGTCTGGCACGTTATCCAATTACGTCACAGGGACTTATAAAAATGATAATAATAACTTTACATATTATTATTATTATTATATTATGTTATTGTCTTTAAATCCTTTTATTTTTATTTTATGTAAAAATAATATGTAAAAATAATTTACATATTATTTTGTTTTAAAAACGCTCCGTACTGGAGTCGAACCAGTGACCTCACGGTTAACAGCCGTATGCTCTAACCAACTGAGCTAACGGAGCAGTAAAAAAATGCTGGGAGCGGGATTCGAACCCACGCGGCCGTAGCCAGACGATCTTAAGTCGCCCCCCTTAGACCTGACTCGGGCATCCCAGCATAAAAAATAGCTCTTGCCCAGATTCGAACTGGGGTTGGAGGATTCAAAGTCCTCAGTGATAGCCGCTACACTACAAGAGCTAAAGAAAAAATGCTGGGAGTGGGATTCGAACCCACGCGGTCGAAACCAGACGATCCTAGGTCGTCCCCCTTAGACCTGACTCGGGCACCCCAGCATAAAAATACTCTCAGGCGGGTTTGAACCGCCGACCTTTGGCTCATAAGACCAACGCTCTAACCAACTGAGCTATGAGAGCAGAATTAAAAAAAATATTATTTTTATTGCTATACTATATATGGTGTTGTTTCTTTAAGTATGTTTTATATATATATATTGTTTTTGTGTTTTTGCCAAAAAAAATTGATTTGCATATAAAACTTTTTTTATATTGTATTGCTAACAAAATTAATTAAATGTTTCCTACTATTTGGCTTGTGTCAATTGTTGCTTTGTTGATGTGTTCTTATGCTATTCCTTATGCTTTTAGTATTGCGATTATAATCTTTTACTGTCCGCTTGTTGTTTTTGCGTTTTATATGATGTCGTTTATTCCCCGAGATATGTGGATGTTTCTTGGTTTAATGTGCTTATTTCTTTATAATTTGTAATTTATTACAATAATTATTGTAATATTTATTGTAGAGTAAAAAAATTGATTTGCTGAAAACATTTTTTTTGTTATGTTATCGAAATAAATAAATTATGAGCCCAGTTATGGGTATGTGGTTCTCGTTGATTTTAATTTTGCTCTTGCTTTCTTTGTGTCTTCCAGGTGCATTTCTTGGGGCAATTGTTGTGTTTTATCTTCCTATTATTCTTGGACTTATTTATATGATTGGGAATCTTATTGGATTGTTTTGGTTTGTAGTTGCTTTGATGTGTATTGGACTTTATTTTGTGTAAATTATAAAATAATAAAATGGGTTTGTTTTGTTAAGATAATAAAAAAAATTGATAATTTTTTTCTAGAAGATATTAACTATTAACTATTAACTATTAACTATTAACTATTAACTATTAAATGATGACATATTTATTTGAGTTTGCAAGTAATGTAATTCTAGCATTGATTATGGTTTTACAAACATATAGTATTTGTGAATATAGGACTTGTACAAATTATGATAATAGGCCTTGCGATAATAGGCCTTACTATAATAGGCCTTACGATAATAATTGTGTATTTATTTGTGATAATAGACCTTGTTATAATGATTATGATTATTTTTATGACTATGAACCCATAACCCTACGTGATTTGGAATATATTCTAAATATTTAAATTGGTGATGTGTTAATAGTTCTTGTATTGTGGCTTTATAATTTAATAAATATGGTTCGCCGGATAACATTAATTTAGATGGACTAAAATTAGGATCTATGTCCACGATTATTATGTCATGTTTTGTTATTTTTTTTGCGTTTTTTATTATTTTATGATGTGCATAGTTGGGCATTTCATGAAAAGCAAACATTAGTGTTGCTGTGTCAAACTCATCTTCTTGTCCGTAGTTTTCTGCGTTGCCTATAATAAACTTTGTATGTGTTTTGAGAGATTGCTGGTTATTTATTTTTATATTGTTTAATTTTTCTTGGCTTGTTATTGCTCTGCTTATCATTGGTTTGCTAGTATCAATTCCCAATTGATTGACTGCTGTTGACGTTCCTGTTCCACAACATAAATCTATTATTTTTGGTAGTTTTTCGTGTGTTTTATAAAATTCTTGATTGTATTTTGAGAGAATTAATTGTCGTATATTTACTGAATTATAACATTTATTGTCTATCATTGTTGTTGCATATGGTGCTAGTAATGAGTGAAGTTGCCCCCCTAGTCCTACATTACCAAAATTATGAATGCGCGAATTGTAATAATATTTTGTTGGTATTTTTATAGTGTGTATTGGGTTGAATGTTATAAATATAAGTAGAAACTTAATCATAATAATTATAATGTATAATTATTATAATGTTGTTTTTTTAAATAAATTATAGAATATTTTATTTTGAATTCGTATATTTGCTAATTGCTTGATAATTTTATTAAGATGGAACTATAAAATTAACGCCTGTCCCTGAACCATAAAAAACAGGACTCGAACCTGGAGAACGCCATGTAAGAGAAAGCTGATTGCCCAGATATATTGCTATAGCATCCGAGATATAAACATTCAAAATGTTACAATTAAGGAACACATTTGTAGCAATAGTTATATTTGAAGATAGAATCGTTACGTTTGCAAGTATGGAACAATCTCTGAATGCTTCATTAGCAATTGATGTAATTGAATTTGGAATTGTTATAGATGCTAATGATGTGCACCTCAAAAATGCCATACTTTCGATTGATATTACTGAACTAGGTATTATTACAGAGTTCAAGTTTATACAATCGGAGAAAGCAGTCACGCCAATTGATGAAACCGAATTTGGAATTATTATAGATACGAGGCTTCTACAATTGTAGAATGTATTACTATTAATTGATGTAATTGAATTGCTTAATCTTATATTGGTCAATCTGATACATTCGGCGAATGCACCCAATCCAATTGATATTACTGAATCTGGAATTGTTATAGATGCTAATGATGTGCACCTCAAAAATGCCATACTTTCGATTGATATTACTGAATTTGGAATTGTTAGAGATACTAATGATTCGCAGAATCTAAATGCCTCCTCGCCAATTGATATTACTGAATTTGGAATTATTATAGATACTATCGAAGTGCATTCCGAAAATGCTATTCTTCCAATTGATGTAACTGAATTGCTTAATGTTATATCGTTCAAGTCTCTACAATCGGAGAATGCGCCCTCACCAATTGATATTACTGAATTTGGAATTATAATAGATACTAATGATGAGCACCTCAAAAATGCCATTCTTCCAATTGATGTAACTGAATTGCTTAATGTTATATTGGACAATATGGAACAATCGGAGAATGCGCCCTCACCAATTGATATTATTATATTACCGAGTGTAATGCTTATTAATTGATTATTAAAAGGAACTTGACTTCTTGGGATAGAAGTTATAATAGCATTATAAGAATAATTCGGTTGAGTTGTATCTAATATAAAAGTAGCTTCATTCCAAACAAAACTGGCACCCCTATTTATATTATACTGCAGGGTTGTGGTTGCGGGAGTTTTTGGTATTGAAACTAAACTACTACAATTACCTTTACAAAAACTGGCTAATCTATTTTTTGCATTGTGAGTTGCAAAATTTGATGCTCCTATGCCTCCTTCTTTATATTTATTAAAAATATAATTTTTTCTGTTATTGTTAGTATTATTACTACCAGGCCCAAATTTTGTTGGGCGACTCATGTATATATATTATATATATATAATATATGTATATTATATACATATATTATTTTAGTTTTTTGATAGATTATCATGTTTTTGTTTTTCTAAATTTGTGTTTTTTAGATTTGTGTTTTTTAGATTTGTGTTTTTTAGATTTGTGTTTTTTAGATTTGTGTTTTCTTTTTCCTCCGGTTCCTACCGAAAGGTAAGGGTCAAGATTTCTATTTTTTAATAATTCTGCTCTCACCAATTCTTCGTAGTTTGTAATTAGTGCTACATTAAAATCCATTACGCTGTTATTCATTATATAATTGATTTCTCTTTTAATTCCAGTTTCTGGACTTACCCATAAATGCCTTAATGATTCATCAAATGATATATCGTCATCGTCATGTCTTAGTTTAATAGCATTAACAAAAAAAAATTTTTCCATAAAAATTATTATATTTTCATTTACACTTATATTTGTTTTTGGATCTTGAGATTTGATTTTAAGATTATTGCAAAAATCATAAAATTCCTCTATATTACTTAATTTTGTTATATTATAAGGAGCACATACATAACTACAATAACTTGATGTTATAAAATAATCATCACCACTTTTAATAATTGTAAAATAATGAACAATTGAACCTGCTGCTTTTGTAATTTTATCTATTTCATATAAACATAAATAGGTATTAATATTAGTGCTTATGTAGTCTTTAAATCTATCTTCAGAATCAATATAAAATAAAGAGTCTGGCCAAGTTGGTAATATGTTTCGTAGTATATAATCATATAATGAACATGTTGCATCTGTATAAAATTTTATAACTGACTCACATAAAATATGTAAAAAATTGGAATTTGTAATTAAAGCACTATTTATACGATAAATTATTGTTAATACACAATAATGAAGTTGCCATAATCTACAAGACCTTGTAATTAATTCCACTTCATGTCGTGTTCTTACTTTTTCTGAAGGTAAACAACTTTGTAAAAATCTAACAAAATTATTAATTGCTTCTCTGTTTTCTAATATTGTTATAATATCCATTTATATAATCTAATATTATAAATTATACATGAAACATATAATGTTTTCTTGCTTATTTTAATTTGAGAGCTAAGCATTGTTGTTTGTTATTGTTTCTAATGTTTGTTTTTTCATATAAGATTAATGTATGATAAGTTGACTTATTTTTTAGCTTGAATCTTTCTTCTATTTCTCGTTTGGTTAATGTCTCAAAATTATACTTATAAATTATTTCATAGTTTGTGTTTATTTTTATTAGACTTATAATTTTATTGTTAAAAGAATAAAATTCACTTGCATGCATGGTTTCAATAAAATTTTTAAATTGGGCTTCGCTTATTATATTGGCGCATTCACATATAAATTCTAATGATTCTTTTTTTTCTGTTTTATTTTCATTTTCATTATAATAACTCTTGTATAAACGATGTGCTTTTTGTATATAGTCAAATTTGTTTATTAACTTTATTAAGCTTTCATCTTTATAGATTAAATCGAGCAATGATGTGCATTCTATTGTAATTTTATAAGTATTCATATGAAAGATTTATGATTATAACTCTAAATAATTTTTATAATATTGAGAGATTGAGTTATGGAGGGACTGAGGCGTATAAATATTGATTTGTTGATAAACTATGGACTTGGAATAAAAAAACGAATAGTTGATGGCGCACCATAAAAATTAGTAATATGGGGAGTTTGTGATGGTGAACGCCAAGATTGAGAAGGCACACGCTGAACGCCTAAACTTATTGCTTTAGTATCTGATATATAAACCGACGCTAATGATGTGCAACCTTCGAATGCGACATCATTAATAATTGACACTGAATCTGGAATTGTTATAGATCTTAGAAGACTACAATTCTTGAATGCATTAATAGCAATAGTTGTGAATGTTTGATTATTTAGTATTGTTATTGATATTAATCCGGTGCAAGCAAAGAATGTACTAACATCAATAGTTGAAACTAAATTAGGAATTGTTATAGAATATAATGAAGTACAACCTCTGAACAGAGCTACACCTAAACTTATTACTGAATTTGGAATTGTTATAGAATATAATGATGTACAATTGTTAAATGTGCCACTAGTAATAGTTGTAAGATTATTTGAAAGTATTATATATGTTAATAAGGTACAATTAGAAAAGGCAGTTTGACCAATACTCGTAACTGAATTTGGAATTGTTATAGCTTTTAGTCCCGAACCTTTGAATGCATCAGAACCAATAGTTATAAGATTATTTGGTAATCTTAGAGATATTAGTGCACTACAATTTAAAAAAGCACTAGAACCAATACTTGTAACTGAATCTGGAATTGTTATATATGTTAATGAACCACAACCTTCAAAAGTATTAGAATTAATAGTTATAAATGATGAATTATTTGGTAATCCTATAAAACTTAACCAACTACAATTTTTAAAAGCATTAGAATTAATACTTGCAACTGAATTTGGTATTATTATAGATATTAATCCTGTACAACCTTGAAAGGTGCTGGGATTAATAGTTGTAAATGATTGATTATTTGGTAATGTTATAAATCTTAATGCGGTACAATCTTTAAAAGCATTAGAACCAATACTTGCAACTGTATTTCCGATTCTAGCACTTTTTAAATTAATTATAACCGATGATGGAGGACCTGGGTCAACTGCTACACCAGAACCGCCTATAGGATCTATGAGCGCGCGTTGGGGTATATCAACTATATTGGCACTATAAGAATAATATGGTAGAGTATTATTATATACAAACTCTTGTGAGTTCCACATAAAACTAGAGCCTTGGTCCGTATCATATTGTAATATTGTTTCTGAACCTGGTGCTGGTGCTGATGCTGCTGCTGTTGCTGCTGCTGTTGCTGCTGCTGTTGCTGCTGCTGTTGCTGCTGTTATTGCTAGTGCTATTGCTGTTGCTGCTCTTGTTGCTGCTGCTGCTACTGCTGCTGCTTCTTCTGCTTTTGCTGATGCTGCTGTAATTTCTGGTGTTGGTGCTGGTGCTGGTGCTGGTGCTGGTGCTGGTGCTGGTGTATTAGATGTAATATTACAATCATTTTGGCAAAAACTTGCTAATCTTTTTAAAGCATTGTAATTTGATAAACTTGTTGCACCTATGCCATTACTTCCTTTATATTTATTAAAGTTATATTTTTCACTATTTGCACCTGGTCCTAATTTGGTGCTACGACTCATTATAATTAAGTAAATTATTATATTTTATTATATTTTATTATATTTTATTATATTTTATTATATTTTATTATATTTTATTATATTTTATTATATTTTATTATATTTAATTTGACAGCGAAGCATAGTATATAGTGTATGAGGACTGGGGCGTAGAAATATGGATTTATAATTTATTGATGTTATTTTTATTTTTATGAATTATTTATTTTAATTTGAGAGATTGGATTATGGGGGGACTGGGGCGTAGATTTGGGGGGGGTTATAGTTTATTGATTTTATTTTTTATTTTTTATTTTTTATTTTTTATGATTTTTGATTTTTGATTTTTGATTTTAGTCTAGTAGCAGAGTAAATGCCGGAACAATACCACATAAAGGCAACTATATTGTGATAGTATGACCATGACATATAAAGTTTGTAAATATTTTAATATAAAGCGGATTTAAGAATCCATTTTATATATTATATATTATATATTATATAAAATGGATGGATTTAAACATATATTTGATGATGCCGAAAACTTATATAAAACTACGGGTTCTAAATTAACGGGTTTTAGATTTGCAAGAGATATTTATGGGTTTTGTATTAATGAAGGTGATACTGATTATCTGTCGCTTGATTTTGCAAGTAAAATTAATAATGAATTATGTGATAAATTTAAAAATCAACCAAAAAGTTTGATAGGGTATGAAGGGAATGAGAATAAATATGTAAAACTGGATGATTTAGATTCAAAACATATTTTACAATTAACATTTTTATTTAATAAATTAAATATTAATAATTATGATAGAATAGTCGAAATAGGAGGAGGATTTGGAAATATGTGTAGGTTATGTAGTAATATTATTTCATATAATAATTGGGATATTGTAGATATACCACATATGTTAGAATTATCTAATTATTATTTACATAATGAGATTCAAAATACTTCAAGAATAAATTTTATTAATGCGTATTCTGATATCAAATATGATACTATTGATTTAGTAATAGGTACTCATAGTGTAAGTGAATTTTCGTGGGATATATTTTATAATTACTTTCAAACCATTATTTTAAAAAGTAAATATTTTTTTATTGGTTATAATAAAAATTGTCCAAGTCCCAAGTTAATTAATTTAAAAATGAGATTCATATTGGATAATGGTTTTAAATTGGTAGATAATTTTGATTACATAGAGCATCCCCACGGTGCTAATGTATCATATAGATTATTTATTAATAATAATATTAATAGTTAGATTTGAGAGATTTTATCGGCAAATATATTTGTTTTTTCATCTTTTTATATAAAATTATTGTATAATAAGTTGATTTATTTTTTGTTTTTTATTAGACATATAATTTTAATTTGAGAGATTGTAGTATAATGGGTTATGGGGGACTAGGGCGTATATTGATGGGGAGGAGGAGGAGGAGGAAATGTTTACCAGCCAATCCCCCCTTTCCCATACGGCATCCCATATACACCCAATATTGCTATAAATATTACATTCCATTTTACCACAATAACTATCTCCATAACAGCAAACCGGAATTCGGTGATAAAACCTTAAATCAGTAGCAAAAATTATATAATAAATCTCTCTGTTGGTCTTATATAAAATTGATTACTTATTATTATTTTAATTATAATAGTCTAAAATGTCTAACGCTATTATGTCTTTGCTTATGCCATCTCCTTGTATTGATGGTGCCATTGATTACACCATTTTTGCGGCCAAGTCGTGGCAAGAGAAGATGACTATTTGTAATCAGTGCAAGTGTTGCGAGCTTCACTTGTGCCGAAAGCCGCGCCTGGTGCTGCCTACTGTTCAAGACTATGATTATATTGATGTATTGGACACTACAACTACAAAGGAATCGTGGTATAGGGAGTGTAGATGCATGTGTCGGTTTTTGGCGCGGCGAATGTGCGAAGAGGACAATTACGAGATTATGTGTGCGTCGCCTAGTCCAAGTGAGTTGCCATTGCCTCCGCAAGAATGGTTAAAAAAACAAGACGATGACTTATGTCTTCTTGATTGGGCAACTGAAGAGGCACTCGAACATTATTGGAAGGATCAAGTCAAAGCATGCCAATACGCAATCTTTCATATTTGTTAAATATTAGGTTTGTTTAGAAGCATGATGTGTTTTTTTATATAAAATTGAATTTTTAAAATAATTTATAAAATTTTGTAAATTATTTTATTTAATTTGAGAGATTTAGTATAGAGAATTATGAATATTTCTGAGACTCAATATTTATTTTCTAGTATTAGTCATAATCGTGCACAAGTTAATCCCGATGATTTATTTTATATTGGCACCGGTATTGGGTTAGTTGGGGGTATTCTTTGTTGGTGTGTTATTGCTTATTTTAAATATAAAAAAAAGAAAATGGAGTTAGATTCATTACCTGTCGAAGTCGTTATTTAGAATTTAAAATAATAATAAAGCATGTTTACTACTAGTGCTCCTAGTGCTGCACTCAGAAAAGACTTGGTATTATGATATTGTTCGTCTGCCTTTTTCTCTCTTCATTTTCTATTATTTCTTTCATTATTTCATTAATTTTTATATAAATATAATTTTTCAATTTTTTATACCATTCATTCATCTCTCTAATTTTTTTATTATTTTTATTATTTTTATTATTTTTATTATTTTTATTATTGAACAACTCTATATATAGAGTTGTTTGTCTTTAATAGCAAACCGGAATTCGGTGATATAACCTTATATTAGTTATATATCTATTTTCTCTCATTTATGTTACACTTATAAAAAATTGAATTGTATTTTTATTATTATGTATATTCTACACAACAGCTACTAATATAATGTCGATGACTATTGAGATGATTGCTATGCGCGTCGATACCCTTGAGAAGCAGCTTGCATTGATTCTTAAGGAGAAGAAGAGCAAGAAGATCAAGGAGGAACCATCTTCTGATGAGGAAGAGGTAATTGTTGACAAGAAGAAGGAGAAGAAGGATAAGAAGGATAAGAAGGAGAAGAAGAAGGATTCTTCATCGGAAGATGAAGATAAGCAAAAGAAGAAGCGCGGAACTAATGGTTACATCATGTTCTCTAATGCAAACAGGGATGATGTTAAGGCAAAGTTGTTTGTTGGTGATGAGAAACCGAAGAACACTGAAATCATGAAGCAATTGGCTGTAATGTGGGCAGAAGTTAGTGTTGAGGAAAAGGCAGAGTGGACTGCAAAAGCCAAGGAAATGAATGAGTCTAATGTTGAATAAGTTATACATTGAGGTTGTGTTTGTGATATAAAACATTTTGAAAAAATCCAAAAAAAAATTTTTTTTTGAGAGATTATTATATAGTATTTGTTCTCTCTTTTATTTCGTTCTATTTTTTTCATAATTATTTTGTCTATTTAAATTGATTTGCTATATAGTAATTCATTATTATATAGCAAACCGGAATTCGGTGATATAACCTTATATTAGTTATATATCTATTTTCTCTCATTTATGTTACACTTATAAAAAATTGAATTGTATTTTTATTATTATTATTATGTATATTCTACACAACAGCTACTAATATAATGTCGATGACTATTGAGATGATTGCTATGCGCGTCGATGCCCTTGAGAAGCAGCTTGCATCGATTCTTAAGGAGAAGAAGAGCAAGAAGATCAAGGAGGAACCCTCTTCTGATGAGGAAGAGGTAATTGTTGACAAGAAGAAGGAGAAGAAGGAGAAGAAGGATAAGAAGGAGAAGAAGAAGGATTCTTCATCGGAAGATGAAGATAAGCAAAAGAAGAAGCGCGGAACTAATGGTTACATCATGTTCTCTAATGCAAACAGGGATGATGTTAAGGCAAAGTTGTTTGTTGGTGATGAGAAACCGAAGAACACTGAAATCATGAAGCAATTGGCTGTAATGTGGGCAGAAGTTAGTGCTGAGGAAAAGGCAGAATGGACTGCAAAAGCCAAGGAAATGAATGATTCTAATGTTGAATAAGTTATACGTTGAAGTTGTGTTTGTGATATAAAACATTTTGAAAAAATCCAAAAAAAAATTTTTTTTTTTGAGAGATTGTTATTTTTTTTGAGAGATTGTTATACTTTTTTAAAATTGAAATTTAATATATAATAGAATTTATTATATATTATAAGTTATTTATATTTAATATGAGTTTGACTATTGAACAACTTATTGATAGGGTTCTTCTTCTTGAATCTCAGATACAATTATTACTTTCATTTAAACTCAAGGTTAAGCGCGTTTCTGGATACAAATTGTTCGAAAAATATTTTATACCTCATGTTAGAACTTCTCTTCTTCGTCAATACTACATTCATACCGGCAACTACGACTTTAAACCAAAATATTCTGATATTATTAAAGAAATCTCTTCTATGTGGAGCGACATTTCTCATGACGAAAAACTACATTGGACACATTCATAACTTCTCACTTCA